AGAGGGCAAGTACGAACAGATTCCGTCACAGTACGACAAGCTGTTCACAAAGCATGACTCGAAGATGGCTCTCGAACGTACCGCAGAAATGCGCTACCTCGGTCTGGCTGCTCTGAAGACGGAAGGCGCTCAAACGTCATTCGACAACGGCGCAGGCGAACGCTATGTCTACAATCAGGAACACAATGAAATTGCGCTTGGCTACGCCATCACACGCAAAGCAATTGATGACAACCTGTACAAGACACAGTTCCATCCGTCGAACCTTGGTCTGGTTGAATCTTTCCAGCAAACCAAGGAAATCTATGGCGCAAACATCTTCAACACCGCGACAACCTACAATGGTGCTATCGGTGGTGACGGCGTGGCTCTTTGCTCAACTTCTCACCCAATTGATGGTGGTACAGTTGCCAACAAGCCAACGACAGATGTCGATCTTAACGAAGCTACGTTGCTGAATGCGATGATCGCAATCCGTACAAACTTCCGGGATCAGGCAGGCCTGAAGACCTTCGCCCGTGGCCGTAAGTTGGTCATTCCTCCGCAGCTTGAGCCTGTTGCAATCCGTCTCACAAAGACAGAATTGCGTCCGGGTACAAGCGACAATGACGTGAACGCCATCATGGCAACCGCAGGTGGTATTCCTGAAGGTTACATGGTGAACGACTTCTTCACCTCGGCGTATGCTTGGTTCATGCTGACCAACATCGATGGCTTGTCGTACATGGAGCGTGTCAAGTTTGAAACCGACATGCAGGTTGACTTCGTAACCGATAACCTTTTGGTTAAGGGTTATGAGCGTTACAGCTTCGGTTACTACAACTGGCGTTCGATCTACGGTTCGTTCCCGACTTCGTAATTTAGGAATAGAAAGGAGATAACTCATGTCTATTTCTGCTTTTGCGGGTCCTCTGGTAAGCTTTGGTCAGTCTCCGTATGAGTCGGCTGACCAAAACCCAGAAATCGGTCCGTCTTTGTTTTTTGGTGGCGCGGGGATCTTAGATCCTCGCATCCCATTTGCATACACTCCCGGTCAAGACTTCGGCGCTGTTAATGCTGGCTTTCTTGGCATACAGGACGTGGTGTCTTTGAACATCCTGCCCTATACAAAGGCTGTTGCGGCTATTGCCGCTGCCGCTAACACGACTGCCAGCACGGCGATGACTTTGGTATCTTCTTCTTCGGCCTCAACCGGAATTGCAGTTGCCCAGAGCATTGTTCGCGCTGACACTGGTGCGACCGTAACTGGCCTCCTTGGAATTGACGCTTACACTTCGGTAACGGGCTACATTTCAAACGGCACAAGCGGCACCGCTGGTAACATCCTGATCGTCTCTGCTGCTTCGGCTGGTCAGTTGACAATTGGTATGGTTATTAGTGGCACAGGCATCCCTGCTAACACGAAAATTATCGGTTACGGTCCAACTGTAAACGCCACAGATGGCGGTTCTGGTGACGGCAATACCGGTTCGTACACTGTTAGCGGCGCTCCTTTTGCTGCCGGTACAAGCAGTTCACAGCTTACGATCACGGCCTCTTTGGGCAACTCCACACTGAATGCCGTTGCGGCTGAACGTACTCCGTTTGGTTCTGCTGGCACTATTCAGCTTTGGAACCCAATGGCTTTGACCGCCCGTGCTGTGTCTATCACTACCAGTGTTGCCACTGTCGGCACCACCAACGTATTCACGGTGGTTGGTTACGACATCTATGGCTACCCAATGTCTGAAGCAATTAGTGTTCCATCGACTTCGGTTTCTGGTACTACTGTTAATGGCAAGAAGGCGTTTAAGTTCATTACCTCTGTAACTCCGTCCGTAACTGATGCGACCACATCGTATTCGGTTGGAACGACTGATATTTTTGGTCTTCCGCTACGTTCTGATTACTTTGGCAATGCCACGTTTATATATCCCGGAACTGGAGCCACAAACTTGGTGACTTCGGTAACTGGCTATACGCCTGCTGTAACTACACTGGCTACAACCACAACGGGTGACGTTCGCGGCACCTATGCACTACAAACGGCTGCTTCCACCGGAACCAACCGCTTAATCGTTCGTCAATCACCTGCGCTTTACAATATCAGTTCCGCAACGGGACTGTTTGGCGTCACACAGGCATAAGGAGGCCAATATGAAGGGTCGTAAATACCGCGCCGATGGTGGCGTAAATTCAGCAGCTAGGGATCTGAACGAAAATCCAGATCGTCGCAACAACGCAGATCGCATTTTTAATGCGGCTGAAGAGCGCAAGCATGGCGGTCGCACCAAGCGCAAGCATGGTGGTATGGCTGAAGGCATGGAAGCTAAGATGCATGCTGGTCGTAAGGCCCGCAAGTCTGGCGGATCTTGTGAAGCAAGCCCGTTCTCGTCTGCCCGTGCAGGTACTCCTGCAAAGGGTCGTAAAACTGACGGAAGCTTGGACTAGTCTTTGGGCTGGTTTTGAAAAAAGTGGGCGGGGGCTTAATCGCCCCCGTTTGCTTATGGAGGTTTGAATGTCTGACACTTGGCAGCGCAAAGAAGGCCAATCGCCTTCTGGTGGATTAAATGAAAAAGGACGCGCATCTCTTCGCGCAGAGGGCCGTGACATCAAGCGCCCGGTCACCGCTGAGGAAGCGGATCGCAGCCCTGCGGCAGCAGATAGGCGCGATAACTTTCGCTCACGCATGTGTGGGATGAAGGAAAAGCTCACGTCAGCAAAGACGGCGCACGATCCAAATAGCCGGATCAATTTGGCGCTTAAAAGATGGGACGTGAAGTGCTAGTCTTCTGTCTTGAGAAGTGTTATTTGACATTATAGAATTTTAAAAAGGACCTTGGAATGACTACCTTCAACACCACCGGTGTAGTTAACCAATCTATTACCCGCACAGGCCGCAATGAGCCCTTTGACCTTCAGGTCGCCCGTGGCCAGATCACAGGACATGCAGGCGTTGAGATTTTTGGGTATACGCCCAACATTTCCAACACCGCCACTGGCCCCATGTGGGAGGGGCAAACACAGTCTGGTGGCTTATACACTCCTCCTGCGGCGGCTGCGCCGTTGGTCTTGGTCAGCAGTTCAGCTTCCGACACAACCGCCCTTAGTGTCCGTATTGAAGGGTGCGGGGCAGATTTTGTTGCGCTGTCTGAGACAATTGCGCTTAACGGCACCACAAACGTCACAACTATAAATTCGTTTTTACGCATCAACGCAATGTATATCACAAACGGGATAAATGTTGGCACCATCACCGCTAAGATCAGTTCAACGACTTATGCTCAGATCAACCCCGGAATTGGCCAGACGCAAATGTCGATCTACACGGTTCCGGCGGGGTACACCTTCTACCTGTCGTACACCCAATACGATGCCGCGATTGGGTTCACATCCAGTTCGTATATGACGGGTCAAGAGTATAATAAAGACAACGTATCAGGCGCTATCACCGTGACGCATCAAACGGTTTTTGTGCAGAAGCAGGAAACTCCGTTTACTTCGCCCGTACCACACACCGAAAAGACAGATTTGCAGTTTTGCGTGAAGTCCAGTGCTGGCGGTCCTTTGACTTGCAGCATGTACGCTGGCGGATATTTGGTCAAGAACGAGGGCGCGCTCTAAGTCATGTCAAACCCAACAAATGTAAGCGGAACGTATACTTTCGACCCGTCACTGGGCGAGATGACGCTTTATGCTTACAATTTGATTGGCGTCCGCAACACGGCAATTCTCCAAGAGCATATGGAATCAGCCCGCATGGCTGCAAATATGCTCTTGGGCCGTTGGAGCAGTCAGGGCGTAAACCTGTGGAAGGTCACGCGCCAGAGTATTCCTCTGGTCGCCGGTCAGCCCACATACAATGTTCCGACCAACAACATTACCATGCTCGACACTTATATCGTGACGGGCGGCGTAACGTTTACAGGATCGATCAGTGGCGTGACGCTTACCGTCACGAACACAGCCGGTGGATCACCGGAAGTTGGCATGATGATCTCCGGCAATTCCATAATTCAGGGGACGCAGATCCTGTCTGGATCGGGATCAATTTGGACCGTAAGTACGCCACAGACAGTGGCTTCAGCGCCTATTATTGGTGAAACGCAGCAGTCCATAAACCGCTTAATTCTTCCTGTAAGCCGCACAGAATACGCTTCTTACGCAAATAAGGAGCAGCAGGGCTTCCCGACCACATACTGGCAGGACCGCCTTCTCAATGGCAATGTGACGCTTTGGCCCGTCCCTGATGGCACCCAAACAGCCTTGAGCTATTATCAGGTCGGCCAGATCGATGACGCAGCCTTCTCAAATGGCATGCAGGTCAGCCTTCCCGTTTATTTCTATGAAGCCTTTGTCTACGCCCTCGCGCAGCGTCTGGCCCTTATCTGGGCACCTGAAAAGGTGCCGCTTATCAAGCCACTTGCTGATGAAGCGTACCTGATCGCGGTTGAGCAAAACGTCGAGAATGCTGCGACTTATATCACGCCCATGCTCTCCGGCTATTATAGGTAAACTGATATGGCATACGCCTCACAATCAGGTCGGGCCAAAACAAGTTCATCAAGCCCACAAGCACATGCAATCTGTGATCGCTGCGGGTTCCGCTATAACCACGTTGATCTTCATTGGCAGTATGATTGGCGCGGTGCGACCATTCAGAATGTCCGCATCCTTGTATGCGGTGACTGCATGGATACCCCGCAAGAGCAGCAAAGGGCAATTGTCCTTCCTGCCGACCCTGATCCTGTCATGAACGCCCGTGTGCAGGACTTTAAAACGGCTGAAACAGATTATCAGACAGTCACAGCGCCGCCTATCATTGACCCCACAACAGGTATCCCAATTCCTGTTAACGTAACTCTCACGGCTGAGGATGGCCAAAACTTGCTGACGCAGCAGGTGGGGCCACCTACTGGCCTGACCCAAGGCGCTATTATGCCGCTTCTGGGGAAAGAGCATTTCTCCGTCGAGCTTAACCCCTTGTCAATCACTGCGATTGGCACAGATGTAATTACGGTGACGTTCCCTGCTGCTCACGGCCTTTTGACGGACGCTCAGATCTCTGTCGACGGGCTTTCTAACCCCAAGGCAGGTGGATTTTATAGTATCACAGTTACGACCGCTACGGCATTTACCTATCAAACAAATACAGTTATACCTGCCGGATCGTTGCTCACTGGCACCACAAACATGGTCACGGCTCTGGTTGGTCTGCCATATGGCTTCACCCAGATACCGCAGACGGGGATTTAATAATGGCTAATACAACAATTCCTCAGCTTCCACTTGCCACTTCATTAAATGGCACAGAGCAGTTGGAAATTGTTCAGTCTGGCGTTTCTAGGCGCACGACAACGGCTGCTGTTGCGGGAGTCACGGTTGGACCTACTGGCCCAACTGGCGCTCAAGGCGGCACCGGCCCAACGGGAAGCACAGGCCCAACAGGGCCAACGGGCGTTCAAGGAACAGCCGGTAACCAAGGTCCTTCGGGGCCAACTGGCGTTACTGGCCCCACAGGTGCTACCGGCCCAACTGGTGCTACCGGTAACCAAGGCGCTCAAGGTATAACGGGGCCAACGGGTCCAACTGGTAATTTTGGCCCAACTGGTCCTTCTGGTGTGCAAGGCTCCACAGGGCCAACGGGGGCTACCGGTGCTGGCCCCACAGGCCCCACAGGCCCTACAGGGGCAGCTTCGAACGTTGTTGGTCCAACTGGCGCGCAGGGTATTCAGGGTGCTACAGGGCCTACTGGACCAACCGGAGCAGCTTCAACCGTGGCAGGGCCAACAGGGCCATCTGGCACGGGGCCAACAGGACCTACTGGCGCATCTTCTACTGTTGCTGGCCCAACGGGGGCGACAGGCGCTACTGGTGCCACGGGGGCCACAGGGCCAACGGGGGCAACCGGTGCCACCGGTATTACTGGCCCAACCGGGCCTACTGGCGCAGATTCTACCGTTTCTGGCCCAACAGGACCAACCGGAACCACTGGCGCTGGCGG